CTACCATTTTATATTTGTCTTGGTACTCTTCGTTTATAGCTTTTTTTAGTTCTTCTTTTACTAACGTACGTAAACTATTATATTTCATTTTATAGTATATGTTATAAATATAATGAGATCTAATTAGATAACCAAGGAAAAATAAAAGCTCCACGTATTAAGTGAAGCTTTTAAATTTATTTTTAATCCTAGTTTTAGTAGTTCAATATACAGTAATCTGGTTGTACTTCAACTGTGATATTAACTAATGTACCATCATCTTCCCAGTTATAATCACCAAAGTTTACACTTGTAATTACAGCACCTTTAATAATCCACTCTGAAACAACATCACCTACAGGGCCTATAGTATGGAATGTAACATCTTTTTTATAGAAATCAGAATAACCATCTCTACCAGTTACTGATTCGTGTCCTAAACGTACCCATTCCATTACTGCTTGACCACCAGAGGGAGTAATTGCTTCATACATTGTAAAAGTAATAGGCTGCCAAATGGTTTTACCTTTTACATAACGTTGTATGTTAATGTGGTTAAGTGCTACAGCAGTTTGGTTAAGTGAAATTGCAGATACTCCTTTTACCAAATACCCAGGTACACCCTCAAGAACCGATATATAAAAACGGTTGGTTTGTTTGGGTTCAAACGGGGTAAAGAACATCTCGTTAAAATCTAATATAGGCATTTTATGTTGTTTTTAATGTTTTATTATAAATATTTAATTTTTTAATTTTTAACCTGGGAATTCAGCTCCTGTTGGTTGTAAAATAAAATCTAATGATATAAATTCAGCAGTTCTTGTAGGTTGGATATAAATTTGTCCAACTAATTGATTTCTATCTATTATATCAGGTCCATTGTTTGAATCATCCATTTTTACTTGGAAAGCATATAAACCTTGTTTTTGTTGAATTCCTTCTAAATATGGGTTAATTCTTGCAAGAAATGATCCTCTTGTTACAATGGTATTTTGTTCAAATACTACAGTTTCTGCTATTTGAGAAATGTAATTTTTAAGTTCAATTAATAAACGTCTTACATTTACTCTATCAAGTGCAGAAGCTGCTTTTTGTAGTGTTTTTTGTCCATATACTACAACACCTTGTCTAGGTAATGTAGCTATAGGATTAATATTTGATTCATATAAACTATCTCTATTTCCTTGTGACAATTTATATTCAGTACTTACAACAGTAGATAATCCACCTCTATTAATACCTGCAGGTGCAAACCAAGGTGCTGAAACTTTATCGTTAAAAGCATACACACCTGGTATCATAGTTGAAGCAGGTACAAATACTAATTTACCTGTTGCAGGGTCTGAAATTCTTAGCCAAGGCCAATAAGTAGCAGCATACGAAGTATCCCTTGAATTTGCTTCTCCTATTGCTGTTGTAATAGTACTACCATAATTTGTAGTATCAAATACAAATAAATTATCTCCTCTATTTTGAGTATTAGTTATTATATTTGTAATTTCAGTATTATGAGCTTCATCAGTTAATCCTGGGGTAAATAACACATTAAATTGGTAGGTTTCAGAATTACTTAATAATGAAATTGCTGTAGTATAATTACCACCTGTTAAACCTTGTGAGTCTGTAGCATCTATATTTTGGTAAAATTGTCCTGCTCTAGCTGGGAATGGTGTTCCTGTTGCTCCATTGAATGAACCACTTCCTGCTAATGGGATTGAACCAGTATATTGATCTTTAGCTGTTCCATTTGAATCTAAATAATTTAAAGTAGGTGTATTTACTGATTTAACTCTTACAAATCTAGAAGCATTAGTGTAAGATCCTGTTGTTGTAAGTTGATTGTTAACAGAATCATAATTTTGTTTTTGATCACCAATTATTTTAGCTATATATTTTTCAGAATTTGGATCAAGACTTACTCCATTAAAGCTTTCTAAAATTACAGGTTTATTTGTAATATCATCTCCTCTTCTAATTAATACATTAAATGTACCTGAAGCTGTATTAGGAGAAGAAATTTGCCATCTTACATTATCTTTAGTTCCTGTTGAAAGTGCTCCTCCTGTCCCATCAGTTCCTGTATTCATTAAATCACCTTCTCCAATTGTTTCAAGTACAAATGGGGTTGTTGAAACTTCATTTGTTATTGATGAAGTTGCAGATGTATAAGATCCAGTAACTACTCTAGTTACTAATAAAGAAGTACCACCATAATTAAAGTAATTATAAGCAGCAATTGAAGTCAAGTAGGAGTAGTTTTGACTTCCACTCTCAACTACATCACCAAACAAAGTAGTATATTCAGAATATGAAGTAACTTTTGTAGGTATCAAAACAGGACCTTTGACTGTGGGTCCTATAATAGCTGCGCCTGCTTGAACTGGTTGGGAGGTTAAAAATGTATTGTCTATTTCATTTAACTTAACCCCAGGAGATACTGTAAAATTTGCCATTTTATATTTTTATTATAAATATTAATTATTTTTTTAAAATTTTATTACTAAGTAGGGAATGTTGCACCTGTTGGTAATATATTAAAATCTAGTATAATAAATTCAGCAGTTCTTGTAGGTTGTAAATAAATTTGACCTACTAACTGATTATTGTCTATTACATTAGGAGTATTGTTAGTTTCATCTATAACAACTTGAAAAGAAGTTAACCCTTGTTGTTGTTGAACTGTTGATAAATATGGATTAATTTCAGATAAAAAGTTAGTTCTTGTAGTTTCGGTGTTTTGTTCAAATACAAATCCATCTGCTATTTGAGAAATTACAGTTTTAAGTTCAATAAGTAAACGTCTTACATTTACTCTATCTAAAGCGGTTTTTCTTCTTTGTAGTGTTTTTTGTCCAAATACAACAACTGCAGAACCTCCTGCTGTTGGTAAAGTTGCAATAGGATTTACTTTATTTTTATATAAATCATCTCTATTACCTTGAGTTAATACTCTTTCTGTTTGTATAACAGTGGGCATTACTCCTCTATTTGTCCCAGCAGGTGCAAACCAAGGATATGCTATAGCATCATTTTGTGCATACACACTAGGTATTAATGTTGATGGTGGAACCCAAGCTTGTGTAGAAGTATTAGGATCTAATATTTTTAACCAAGGCCAATAAGAAGCAGCATATGATGTATCTCTATTTCCTGCTTGAGTTAAAACAGGAGTAATATTAGAATTATGTGCTACTAGATCTAATATTGTCATAGTATCACCTCTTTCTTGTACCATAGAAAGTAATTGAGTAATTAAAGTAGAATGGCTACTAAAACTATTAACTATACCAGGTAAAGTGATAAAATTGTATTTGTATGCATCTTTATTACTTAACAATGAAACTGAGGTAGTATAATCACTTGCTTGGAGACCTTGAATATTACCATCAGATATGTCTTTGTAATAATTTGCTGTTATTCCTGTTGGGATATTACTTCCAACTGCTCCACCAAATGAACCACTTGATGCTACAGGTAAAGAACCTGTAAATTCATTTTTAACTTCTCCATTATTATCAAAATATTCGGGGGTAAGATAATTTACTTGTTTTATTCTAACATATCTTGATTGATTAGGATAATCACCTACAGTTTGAACATAATAATCACTACCATCATTTGTTACTTGTTCATATTGGTTACCTATTACTTTTTCAATATAGTTAGGAGAATAAGGGTCTAATGATAATGGACCCCAAGTTTCTAAAATTGAAGGAAATAATATATTATCGTTTCCTTGTCTAATTACTAAATCAAATGTACCATCATTAGTATTAGTATTGGTAACTTGCCATCTATAATTTTCTGTAGATCCACTAAGTAAAGTATTATTTGTACCTGTAGGTCCTTCACTATTTAAAATTTCACCTTCTGCTAAAGTTTCTAAAACAAATGGAGATAAACCTGTTGTAGGACCATTTGAACCAGTAGGAATTAATGAACTAGTAGCTGGTGTCCAGTCAGTAATAGTACTACCACTTACTACTCTAGTTACAAGTAAAGAAGTACCACCTGATTGGAAATAGTTATATGCTGAAATAGAGGTAAAGTAAGTATAAGTTTGACTACCACTTTCAAAAGAAGTACCAAATTTTGTTGTATAATCACTATAAGAAGTACATAAAGTAGGGATTCCTATTTTACCTCTAACTGTTGGACCTACAATAGCTGCACCTGCTTGTATTGGCTGTTCAAGTGTAAATGATTGGTCATTTTCTCTAGCTAATACACCAGGTGATATAATAGTTTCTGCCATTTGTCAATTGATTATTTTGTTATAAATATAGCATATTTTAAGTTAAATTAATCTAGCTTAGTTATTTCACCTGTTTCTGGGTTAATATTTGATTTTCCATATTTTTCAAATATAGAATTTGTTAAAGTTTTTTCTTTTTCTGTTAATTCATCTAAAAAAGACTTAGCTATATTATATCTTTTTTCTATTTGTAATTTAGTCATTTCAATTTCACCTAATTCTACTATAAGTGATTGAGTTTGATTTTGAATATCTTTTAATGTTTGTAACTCTTCTTTTGTTAAAAACTTTTTTTGATCAGTTTGGTTTTGATCTGTTGTAACTATTGGCATATTTTATTTAATTTATATTGGTTCGTCTGAGGTCCAAGCTGAACCTGTTAATATATTTAAAATTTCTGAGTAAGAAAAGGGTCCTTCTTTAGTTGTTAAAGCATCTACTGAAGATGGTACTGTTTCTCCTTCCCATTTTACAAATGTTTGGGAACCAGAAAGGTTTAATCTTAAAGTATTTGCAGATGTTTCTAATA